AGGGAAAAATGGAAACAATAAAGATAAAGAGTATTGAGAAGAAGGAAGGGAGTAAAGGCCCTTTTTGGGTTATTAAGTATAACGATACTGGGGATGCAACTATCGGGGGATGGGATACACAGCTTGCTGACTATATCGAGAAGGATGTGGGAGTTGGCGGAACTGTCTCTGTGTTCATTCAACAGAAAGGTAACTATACTAACATTACTAAGGTTGATATGACATCTGGGAAGAAAAATACAACTATAACAGAAAGCGAGAAGGTTGATGCAACCGGAAATGTTGAATTTAAACCAACTAGTTTAGCGGATGATAGGAGTAAATCAATCGTAGCTCAGTGTTTGACTAAGGTTGTTCATGGAGATAAGGGAGTAACTGGTGAGGGAGACCCAAGAAAGGTTGTGCTTGAGACATATAATTTCTTTTTAGAGAAGTTATGAGATTGGCTGAACTAATAGCAATCATGCGTAGGATCACACACACAGGAGAGGAACTGTGGGTTGAGTGTGGGATGCATGGGGGCGAAATAATGCATAAATACGTGTTAATATGAAGGAAAGATGGAAAAACTAAGTCTTGAATATAATAATCTTGTGTGTGCTAACGCATTTGAGCAAGAGAGGATATTTGGGACTATGTGGATGTGGGAGGACTTTTCACAAATAGGATTATTTAATTAAACTGCCATTTAGGCAGTATCATAATCAGAAATGGAAAAGAGATGCGAATTGTGTGGGAGAGAAACGAAACACATAGAGGCTAAGGATGGATCCTTTGTGTGTGGGCAGTGTCAGATTAGGTCTTAAGCATATTTAATCCTGCATCGTGCGATATATTGGGTTGTGTCTCGTTGTTTCGAGTCCATGCCGATGTCCCTCGTTTCACGATGGGATTACACCATATAAGATAAAGCTAGCTTCGCTAGCAATACATAAAGCATCGTCACTGGAGTCAAAACAATTGTCGCTTACAACCCAACTTTTAAGTCATCAGGGACACGAAAGCTTTAAGAGGCGACGCTTCGCGCCCTAAAGGGTCGAACGGAGTTCGATGCGCCCAACTTAAATCGTTCGCCCTACGGGGTTGCAATGATGACTGAAAAGCTTCGCACAAAACAGGATGTAAATAACATGGGTTAGGGGAACTGGCAGGTTATCAGAGCCCAAACAAGTGTGGGCTCTCCGGTCTACACATAATTAAATATAAATGGAGGTAAAAGATGGTAATGACAAAGAAAGACTTCAAAGAGTTGGCAACGATGATTGGAGAGTCTAAAGCACAGGGTGATTATGAGGGATTAATTGAAGATTTGATAAGGTTCTGTCATGGTCAGAACGGGAGATTTGATGAATGTAGGTTTAGAGATTGGGTAGACCGTATAGCTAATAATGAGTCAACTGTAGGATTAGGCTGATGGATAGAGAAGAATTGGCTGAAAGGATTGACTGGTTAACAGCTGGTTGTAATAACGAAGAACTATTAAAGGTAATTGGTAGGATTAGAGATACAATTGATGAATACAATGGATAGAGAAGAATTGATAGTTCCTTCGGCTGAGAGGATTGCTTTTTGGGGTGGTTCAGTAGAAATGGCTGAATTAGAACTGGAAGGTGAAAGATGAGTGATTTTTTTTGGGCTAATGTTGTAGCCCTTTATACTTAACTAAATTTTATATGGAGGTATAAAAATGGTAATGAAAAATATTAAATGTCGTGAGTGTGGGAAGATAGATGAGATATTAATAAAAGAAAGTGGGGATTATGTTTGTAAAAATTGTTGTGAAGATAAAGATTAACGCCCTTAAGGCGTCCCTTTTATAATTAACTAAATTTTATATGGAGGTATAAAAATGGAAAATATAGAGAAAGAGATCGCGTGGTTGATCAAAGAGATCAAGTGGCGATATAAGAACACAGACTATACTGATGATGACAAATTCCAAGTCGTAATACATGAGACTATTGATAAGGAAGTAAGTTTTATCAGTGAGCACCAAGTTGAAGAACTAATCAACGAGTTAGGTGTTAGTTTATGGTTGAAGGTTGTAAAAGACTACAAGGATGAATTTGGTAGTGTGCCAACAGTTAGGCAGACACTGTATTTATACTTTGAAGTAGAGATCATGAACAGACTAGACTTCGGTAAGAAGTTATAAAGATTAGCCGCCTCAAGCGGCTCCCCTTTTTTGCTATTTATCGAAGAATGCGAAATACTCCTTCTGTGTTATCTTACCAGATGCTAAATCCTTCTTTATCTTATCTACCTCTGCTTTTCTGTCTAATGATGCCTTATCTTGCTTCTTAATCTTCTTTTGTTGTTGTAATATGGCTTCTCGTTGTTGTATCTTTAGCTTAAGGCGTGCATTAAGAGCGTTGAACTCCTGTTCGGCCATATCCACCTTACGCCTGAGTGTCTCCTCATCATGCGAGAAGTGTTCTCGTATCAATTCATTGATGAGCGTGCCTTTACCCTCAATACCCTCAATAAGTTCTAATACATCATCACTGAAGTATATTGTCATGTTCTTGCCCATGATACAACTAAGAATGTAAGGTTTATATAGTTATCGTTATACTTATAACGATACTCTCTCTCTACTCTCTCTCCCAATCGATAACTTAATAAACTTCTCTCACTTTGGCTGAGTAAGACATCAGCCAACTTCTAAGCTCGCTTAAGATTGATTGGGAATAAGCTCGCTTTTAGGGGAATTTAGTCTAGCAAACCATAACAACTGGCTCAAAAGGGGAAGTTCGAGCAAGTTCTTAAGCTTTGCGAGTTAATATAATGGGGATATCCCCCCCGACCCCCAGACTCCCAAGACTCCCACAGGGGTCTCCCCCCCTGACACCCCCCAACCCCCGCAGCCCAATCACGACACTAGGGGCTCTTGCATTGTTATTAGCGATTATTGGTTTTTTTCTTTTTTTTTGTGTGTAGGACTCAAGAGAAAATAATAATATTTATAAACACAACACACATAATAATAGAGTGATGGAACCTAATTATGAAGAAATCCTTAAACAAATCAAAGAAGAAAGAGGAAAACTCAGCGCACTCCTTGAATCAATCAAACAATTTCTCACCTACGATAGATTTAACCAAAAAATCCTTCAATACTGGAGAAAAGGCGGTAAATTTGTGGAATGCCCCCAATGCGGTGGATTATGCGGAGAAAAAACTTGGGATAAAATTAGATGACTGGCAAAAAGAATACATCGCCCATGAAGGAAACACTGTCGTTCGTGCAGGTCGCCAAAGTGGCAAATCTTTTGCAGAATCTCTTAGAGTCGCCCTATTTGCACTACTTAACCCAAAAACAAGCACTCTTATCATTGCGAGCGTTGATAGACAGTCAATTGAACTACTTGAGAAGGTCAAAGCGCAAATCATGGGTATTGCCAAGAACCAAATTAAAGGAAGACCAACATTCCATAAAATAGAACTGAAAAATGGGAGTAAAATCATGGCAGAACCTGCAGGACAGACTGGTTATGGGCTTAGAGGCTTTACAGTGGACAAACTCGTGGCAGATGAGGCGCACTATATCCCAGACGCGGTGTTCGTTGCTATTCGACCTATGCTTGCAACTACAGGAGGAACTCTTGACCTGTTGTCAACGCCTAGGGGCAATGAAGGATTTTTCTATGACTGCTTTCAAAGCGACGACTTCTACCAAATCCACATAAAATCAGAAGACTGCCCAAGAATCACACAAGAATTCCTAGATCAAGAGAAGAAACGTATGACCAAATTGGAATACTGTCAGGAATACGAAGCAGAATTCCTCGACTCCCTACAACAATTCTTCTCCAGAGAACTCATTGTATCATGTTTTTGCCCCACACCATCACTTGCGGGGCGGAATTACTTAGGCGTTGATTTCGCGGGTCATGGACAAGACCCCAACGCCTTCGTATCAGGAAACAACATAGGAGACATAACACACATATACGCAACAGAAACAACAGAAAACGTAAAGGCATGGGAGACAGTCAATAAAATCATACACCTCAACGCACAACACAACTACAAGAGAATAGGTGTTGATGATGGGGGATTAGGAAGCCCAATCCTCGACTATATGCTCACTCACAACTCCCTAAAACGTAGAGCGGTGGGACTGAACAACGCTAAGAGGGAGATAGACGCAGACGGACACACAAAGCAACTTATGGGTATAGAGATGTGGGCAAACTTAAGAATAATGATGGAGCAAGGACTAATCAAATTTCCAGAAGAATCAGACGAACTAATAAGAAGCCTAACTTCAATACAATTCGTCGTCGCTAAGGACACGAAGAAGGTCTCTATACATGGGAAATTTGACCACATAGGAGAGGCTGCGAAAAGGGTGGCGTGGTTAGTAAAAAGCAAAGGATTAAATATTATGGCATTCTGTTGAATATATGGCACACACAGGAATATACGCAACATCGGCAGAATGTATCTTCAAAATGGGAAATGGTTATGACTCAACAAATGTAGATGAGGATAGAATCAATGAACTCTGCAAACAATGTGAGAGCTTCATCAACGATTTATGTAGGCAAGTATTTGCGGTAGATGCCGCTGCCTTCACAGCCCTCGACGCAGGGAAGAAGTATTTATTATCAGAAACAGTCTCAAACTTCGTGGGTTATTATGGCTCTATGTATGACTCATCAGGTTATGGGTCACAGAGGGAACAAGAAAACATTATGAATACTTGTTGGGCAAGATTCATCCAATGTATCGGATTACTTAAATCACAGGAGACAGTTACGTTTATTAAATAATGGCAGACACACTATTAACAGGCACTACGTTGGTTGAAAAGGAAAGCAGAAGTATAGGGGATGTGCCGATTGGGGGGTTAGTCCCATGGTTAAGCAATCTTGCAGGTGTCCCTAATTTGCCCGTGGGTTGGATGTTATGTGATGGTTCAGTAGTAGCGGACGCAACCTCTCCGATGAATGGAGCAACTATCCCAGACCTTAACGGAGGCGAAAAATTTTTAAGAGGAAATGATACCGCAGGGGGAACAGGGGGAGCAACAACATCCTCACACCATCATGGGAGTGGGATATTGTGGAATGGCGGAACTGATTTTAGGATAGCAGATAATTTTACAACAATAGCAACGGAGGAAAGTTCAACCAATCAAATAGATACAACGGTAGTGGGGAATGTTAACAATATCCCAGCAATAGATGGGCAAGATGCATCAACCGCAACAATACCCCCTTACCACGCAGTAGTTTGGATAATCAGGATAAAATAAAATGGCACACGACTTTAAAAAATACCCAGAACTGACGAACAACCAGATGAATCTCTATTACTTCGATAGCCCACATCAACAGATAGCAGAAGACTTCGACGCAAAGGTTGTTAAGGTTACGGATGGGGACACTATTAGGGTAAGTGTAAACTTCAGAGACTTCGACTTTCCTATAAGAATAAGCAACCTAATGGCGGCGGAATTGAATGAGGAAGGTGGACTAAGAAGTCGTAACAGATTAAAGGAACTAATTGAAGGAGCGACGGTAGAGGTAATAATAAACAAAAACAATCGTGTAGGGAAATGGGGAAGACTATTGGCAGAGATAAGACACAGGGGATTCGACATCGGGCAACAAATGATAGAGGAAGGCTTCGCAGTCTCTCTCGACGAGGAACAACTGGGAATTAAAGAGTTGATACTCTTGGATGTGATATAATGGCAGATAACAAAATAGATTCAATGACACAGGGGAGCACAGATAATAGAATAGAAGATTTTTCTGTAAAATCAGAAGTGACAGACACCGCAGCCAACCAGAAGGAGACAGAGTGGATAAACGACAGATGGGCACAACAATTCGGTTACTTCAACCAAATCCCAGAACTCAACGCAACCATCAACGCCAAATCAACATGGACTATAGGAAAAGGTTTTAAATCAGACGCGATAACAGAAATGTTACTAGACACAATCAAAGGATGGGGGAAAGATACATTTAACACCATACTAGAGAACATGATAAGAACCTATTACATCGGAGGGGATTCCTTCGCAGAAATCATAAGGGACGACGAGGGGAATTTAATAAATATAAAGACACTATCTCCAGACAAAATCAAAATAGTAGTTAATAGAAAGGGAATGATTATAAAATATAAACTCCTACAAGTAAATGGGAAACAGCAAACATTTCAACCAGAAGAAATTTTCCACCTCTCACGTAATAGGGTCGCAGACCAGATACATGGATGTTCAGTAATAGACCCCTTGGAGAATATTATTTTGGCGAGGAATGAATCGATTGATGATTATAGAACAGTAATGCATGACAATGTAACACCTCGATGGAAATTCAAACTAAAGACAGATGACCCAACGGAGATAGCAGCATACAAGACAAAGATGGACGCAGTAACATCGACAAAGAGCGCGAATGTATATGAACCGTTTGATGTGTCAGAATCAGAACTAATATCAGTAGCCCCAAACGCTACACTAGACCCTAAGGCATGGATAGATCAACAAGGAGACTTTTTCTACGAGGCGGTAGGCGTCCCTCAAATCATCCTCGGTGGCTCAGGGGAGTTCACCGAAGCCTCCGCCAAGATTGCCTATCTTGCATTTCAACAGAACATAGAGGAAGAACAACTATTCATAGAAGAAGAAGTATTGAGCCAGTTGAATTTAGTGATAGAATTAGAATTTCCAGCATCACTAGAGAACGAATTGTTATCAGATAACGCGAAGGATGGGGCGCAGAACATAGACCCTTCAGAAACAACAGCGGGGGAGGGACAATGATAGAAGATTATTTATTACAATATGGTATATTAGGTTTATGGACAGCGTCGCTGTTAATAGACAGATATAGATTTCAGACGAGTATCACGAAGGCAATCAATGAATTAACAAAAGCAATCAAGGAGAAAAAATGGTAAAAGTAAGAAGGAAACGAGATGGAAAGATTTTGCACGTTGGGAAAAACACCGCAAAAGATACGAGTAGATATGAACCAGTAAGACGTGCTGGTTTTGCAAACGAGCAGGAGTTCACAGATAAAAAGAAAACTACTACATCGCGGTCAAGCGGGAGAGAGCGAAAGAGAAAGAGAGAAGAAAAATTTGGGAAGGATGAAGCATTCACATCTGAAAGAGCGGGGACATCATCGAGAAACAGACGAAGTGAAACAAAACAAAAACCAGAGGAGATTGTTTTGAATCAACCAGAGGAGATTGTTTTGAATCAACCAAAGAAGGAGAGAGGGTTTTTTGAGAATGTAGGGAGATTTCTATCGGGGGAAGAAGTGGGGGGGGTGGAAACAGGAATAGGAGCAACAGCACCATATACAGACCCAAAGACAGGAATCACAAGTGAAGTAGAAGTGCATCAGGGGCGAGTAGAATTGGGAGGAAATTTGGGAACAATCGCAGGGAAGGGCGCGGATATATTTAAGGGCGGAGATGCGGCAGTAAATCAAATAGTATCGACGGTCAGAAGTGATATGGGTGGCGGAGTGTTAGGAACATTT